GGGCAAGGCAGAGCCGCAGTTCAAACTCTAGCTGCGGGTCTGCCTTCAGCCGTTTTTTGCGGCTTCCAACCCCTCCATGCCGATGGCGTTCGCCGTACCGATGGCGTCAGACAGCTTCCTGATGACGCTGATGGGGAACTGGCGGACGTGTTCGTAGTCTTCTTCCTTCAGGATGCGGGTGCCGTCCTGGTCGCACAGGCAAAGGACGATGAACCAGAAGGCGGTTTCCATCTCCGCAACCTGTGGGGGCAACTTGTGGACCAGGGATTGCACTTTGGCCACGTCCCCGCCGGTCAGCTTGCGAATGTAAAACGGCCCGTCGCCCCACTCCGGGACTTCGACGGGCACATATTGGGACTTGAACGATAGAATTTTATCTCTGAGCATGTATGGAAGCCTTTATTGTGGTGTATTGCCGGGGCTTCCGTGCCCGTGGGTGCGTCCGTGCGCTTACGCAACGGTGATCTTGCCGTTCACCTTGACCTCGGCCTTGATCTTCATGACGGCCTCGACCTCGACGTTGACTTCCAGCTTGGTCAGGATGCCGTTGAAGGTGAAGGTTTGGGCGGTCCCGGCCCCGCCTGCGTCTTCGTCCGGTGCGGTGATCTCCCATTCGACGTTCGTGCCGCTGGCCGGAATGCGGGTCGTGTGCTTCTGCTTGCCGACAAGGGCAACGAGGCGGTTGTATGTCGCCTTGCTGTAGTTGCACTCGAAGCCGAGAACGCCGGAGTCTGTCAACCCAGGCAAGAACTCCTTGTATGGGTCGGTCATCCCCAGGTAGGACGCCTCAACTACAGCCGTGTCTTGGCTGGGAAGCGTAATCATCGTAACTTGGTCGATTTCCTGCTGTGCGTTAGAAGACCCGTCGTTTACAGACAGGGCTGCCGTAAAGCCAATAACTGCCATCTATCCTCCAGAGGTAATTGGAATTCCTCTGGTATGTAGGAGTGATGGCGTTATTTCTTTGGTAGAAGTTGCTTCACTTGGTCGCCTATGGACTGGCGAAGTGTGTTCATGAACTGGCTGCGGGTCTGCTGAAGGGCCGGCTTCAAGAACGGACGGGCCTTCGCCCTCTTCGTGCCCTTCTCGACCAGCCTTGCGTAGTTGCTCGGCCGGTGGGTGATCGGCGTGCCCTTCTTCTCGCCCCGCTTACGCTTGCCCTTGTTCCGCTTGAAGTCGCTTTTCGGGCCGATGACGCTGACCCAAACGGCCTTCCCCTTGTAGTTGCGGACCTTGATCCTGATGGACTTCTGTAGGAAGCCGTAGCGCTTGGGGGCGTAGCCGACGACAGCGGCCTTCACGACGCCAGAAGCCTTGTTCATAGCAATACGGATGACCTTGTTGCGGACGCCCTTCTCCAGCTTGTCGGCTTCCTTAACCGGGTCGATCTTCCACTTTACTTGCGCCCCCATCAGCCTCCTATGTCCAGGTCGTCGTAGTAATAGCCGTCAGCGATTAGCTCGTTGTCGCCCTGCCGGATGTTGTCGAGTTCGTAGACCGTCGTGCCGTCCGTCATGCGGTCCAGGGCCGACAGCGTTGGGTAATTTCTAAACGTGATCGTGACATCGGCCCCGGTCTGGTTGGCCCCGTAGTCCTGCTGCCGCCGGCCGTTCGTGACCTCGACCCGGCACCAGTACCAATCGCCGGGCGTGAAGGACTCCTCATCCTGCCCGTTGTCGGTGTTCTTCGTCACGCTGCGGACCAGTCGCCGTAGCCGGTCGGGGTAGTTGCCTGCTGCTGCCATGTTCTCACCATCCCTGCAAGCCGGTGCGGTACTTGTTCGCCACCCGCTGAAAGCCCATCGGGACTTCGGACAGGTTCACTTCGGCGTAGGCTTCCCGCCGCTCGTACCAGTGCCCGGCCAGCAGCAGGATTGCCAGCTTCACGTCGGCGGGTACGGCTTCGGCGTTGGGCCAGCCGGCCACGAACTCCACGCTGATCGGCCGCAGCTTGTCGGTGCTGACCTGGGGGTAGTCCTGGTTGGGGACGTACACCAGGGCGGGCACGCCGGTCAGGTCGGTCAGGTAGTCGTCTAGCTCCTGCTCCTGGTCGTCCTGGTCGTGGTAAGTGACCTCGGTGACGCTCGTGACCTTGCCCCGCTGTAGCCGGATGATCTTCGGCCACTCGGTCAAGTGCTGCCGGAAGGTCGTGGCCAGCACAATGCGGCCGTCCGTCGAGAACTCGAACTGCTGCCGGGCGGCGGTGATGAACTGCTCTAGCTGGTCCTCGACGGCCGACAGCCCGCAGTTCAGCTTCAGGTGGTCGTATAGCTCCTGTGCGGTCACGGGTTCGCCGGCCGGTTCGGTCACGACCTCGATAATGTCACTCGTTGGGTCCATGCAACTATGTAGTGTCGGCGCACGCAAAAACCCGGCCCCGGAGACATTGAGTAACCGGGGCCGGGTCGGGAGCAGTCAGGAACGACCCGACTAGCGTATTGTCACTCGCCGTCGTATGGGGCGAGATTGTAGAGGGGGACGAAGCCGATGACGTTGCCGCCCTGGTCCCGCACTGGCCACAGGGCACAGGGCTTCTTCTCCAGGTCCGGTAGCGGGACGCCCGGCCCGAAGTCGGTGTAGACCTCCGGCCGGATGTCGCTCGCAACCAGTGGCCCGTCAACCTTCACTTCGTCGTAGAAGGTGACGGGCCTATCCGTCTTCGCCAGTCCCATACTTAGCTCGGCGATACCAGGGACACGGACTTAGCGGCCGAAGTCGGACCCAGCCACGCCCCGCCGAAGGTCATGATGCCGGCCCACGCCACGTTCGGGAAGAACTTCTCTACGAACTGCTGGAAGATTTGACCTTCAACAAGACGCAGCATGTAGAAGTTCGGGTTGAAGAACAATACCTTGTCGTCGCTGACGTACTCGGACTGGACGAACTTCTTGCCCATCAACACGTCGTACTCGATGTTGTCCTGAACCAGCTTCCCGAAGAGGCTGTCGCCAACGTCGTTCTTCAGGGCCGTGTACAGGGCACCGTAAGTGTCCGGGTTGGAGACGAAGACGCACTCCGAACGGTACTGCGGCGGGACCGAGAAGTAGAGGGCTTCCAGGTCGTCCACGCTCCAGGAGTTCACGTTGCCGATGCTGGTGGCCACGGACTCGATGCCCTGGACGCCGTTCGTGCCGTTGCCGGTGCCGGTCAACACGTCACGCTCCATCAGGCGGGCGTGGCTGTGGGCGTTGGCACGGGCGATCTTGTCTTCCAGGTTGATGTAGCTGTCACGCAGGCTGTTGAAGCTGATCTTCTGGTAGCCGCTCGTGATGTCGAAGCAGGAGATGACGACGTTGCCCGTGGCCAAGTTGGTTTCCGGGATGGTCGGGTTGGTTTCCGTGCCGCCCGATGCACTCGTGTAGGTGCTAATCATGGCGGTGTCGTCAATCTTGAAGTACGTCCGGTTGTTGCCGTCGCCGGTCGTCTCGCTGCCCAACATGCCCAGCAGCGGGCTGGAGTACGTCAAATACTCAACAACCTTGTCGGAATAGCTCTGCCACACGAGTTCCGCACCCGTGCCGGTCCCGCCCTTGCTCAGAATGGTGCGGTCCTTGAACGACAGCCCCCGGTAATTGACCGGCATACGCACGGCACGGGACGACAGGTTCACGCCGACGCTGCGGGCCTTGTAGTGGTCGCTGGCGGTCAGTTCGTCGCCGTATGCACTCCGCAGGTACAGGGCCAGGGCTTCGCCGATGCTCGCCTTCGGTTCGGCGTAGACCTTGCTGCTGAACTTCGGGGCCGGGGTCGTCGGCTGCTGCATACGCTCCTTGACGGCGGCATAGCGCTGCTCCGTTTGGGCCGCAGCCAAGTCAGCCTGCAACTGCTCAAGCTGGGCCACGATCTCTTCCAGCCGGGCCTGCTCCTCCGGGGTCAACTCGCCCTTCGCCTGAAGCTGGTCGGCCTCGGCGGTCAGGGCCGCAATCTGGTTCTGAATCTCTTCAGCGGTTGCTCGAACTTTGCTCATGTATCTCCATATGGGATTAAGCGGACTAATTAGTTGCTGTTATGTAGCGTGGCGGCTTTGATTTTTAGCAGCCGAAGTTTCGTAAACAGGAAGTTGACCCGCTGTAGGGCTTTGTTCCTGACGTGTACCTCGGTGCCGTCGTAAGCCGGGAATGCGGTCAGGCAGACATCGGCCAGCGTGACCTGCAAGCGCTCCACTACCCCGTTCGTGGTCCGGGACTTGACGGGGCCGAACCGGAAGCTGCACCCGTCCAGTTTGCCGCTGAGTACGTCGGCTAGGATGCTGTCGCCGAACTCGCCTTCGGGCACCCAGGCACTAGCGAATAAACCGTGCGGGTCTTCTTGGAGCAGCAGCGAACCGTCAGACCGGCGGGCAAAGGTGCGGGCCGGGTCGTGGTCCAGGTTGGCAATCACTTCGTCGTCGGTCGCCAGCGCAGCACTGAAGGCACCGGGCCGGATGACCTCGGTGTAGGTGACAAGCTGCCC